GCCTACCTCTATTCGATGGTCCGTTTCACCCTCTGGACGTAAACAAAAGGCCAAACGGAAAAAGTCAAAAGCATGACGAATAAACGTAATTACAGAAAAGAATACGATAATTACCACGGCAAGCCGAAGCAAAAGAAACGGCGAGCATCGCGGAATGCTGCGCGAGCCATTATGGCTAAAAAAGGTAAAGTGACCAAGGGCGACAAAAAGGATGTCCATCACACTTCGGGTAACCCTATGAACAACACTCGACTCGCCGTAAAGTCTCGCAATAAGAACCGGTCTTTCGCACGGACCAGTTCAGGAAGAAAGAGGAATCCTCGTGCCTAAACAACTTACAGAATTACAGGCTAAATTCTTGGATGTGCTATTTACCGAAGCTAAGGGTAATTATTCTAAGGCGATGCGCCTTGCAGGTTATTCAGAAAATAGCAATCCGTATGCTATTATCCAAGCGTTGCGCACTGAAATTATTGAACGTGCTGAGTTGGAGATGGCAGCAAATGCCCCTAAGGCTGTATTGTCTATGGTCGGTGTCATTGATGACCCTACAGCCATTGGCAATCGTGAAAAACTTGCAGCATCCCAACAAGTACTTGACAGAGTAGGCCTTTCTAAGGTAGAAAAACTGAACGTATCGGCAGAAAAGCCGATGGGACTCTTTATTTTGCCAGCAAAGAATGATGACAACAGTAGCGCAGAGATTGAATCCGAGCAATAGGTACGTACGACTAAACGGGCCACGTGTTCCTTGGGGGTACAAAAAGAGCGAACACGACCCACAACTCCTAGAGCCAGTTGAAGAGCAGCTTGAGGCTCTGGAGCAAGGATTGGAATACCTGAAGACGTCTTCCTATTCTGAAGTTGCCAGATGGCTTACGGACTACACAGGCCGACGCATCACCCCGATGGGACTGTGGAAACGTATCGAGACTGACGAAAGCGATAAACGCGAGTATGTTAAACAAAAACGCCGTGCCGCCGAGGCCGCGTCCCAAGGCAACATCCAAGCCCAAAACTAAAGAGCAGAGGGCTAAAGAAAAACTCCGCCGCGAGAAGCAATCAGCGCGGATGCAGCTTAACCTTGCCCAGAAGAAGCTAAACAAGCTAGCAAAGGTTGAGCAGGAGAATGAAGATGATATCGCACTGGTAGGTTCTGGTGCGTTTCAGCCTGTAGAAGAGCAAGCTGATGAAGTTTTGTTCAAGCCCAATGACGGCCCTCAGACAGATTTCCTAGCATCGTCAGAGCGTGAAGTTCTATATGGCGGTGCCGCCGGTGGCGGTAAAAGCTTTGCCCTTATCGTAGACCCGCTACGCTATTGCAACAATCAAAATTTCAACGCGCTTATTTTGCGTCGTACAAACGATGAACTGCGCGAACTTATTCATAAAAGTCAGGAGATGTACCCTAAAGCATATCCTGGTGCTAAATGGATGGAGAAGAAAAGTCAGTGGACGTTTCCCTCCGGTGCCAGAATATGGATGACATATCTTGAGCAAGACAAAGACGTTTTGCGTTACCAAGGTCAGGCATTCACTTACATTGGCATAGACGAATTAACACAGTATTCGACACCTTATGCTTGGGATTATCTACGCTCGCGCCTTAGAACTGCAGACTCCTCGCTCCCCGTATATATGCGAGCGACAACAAACCCGGGCGGTCCCGGTCACGCGTGGGTCAAAAAAATGTTCATCGACCCTTCGATACCTGGGAAGTCCTTCTGGGCAACAGATATTACAACGGGCAATACGCTTGTCTATCCAGAACGGCACAGCAAAGCTGGGGAGCCTCTTTTCAGGCGGCGCTTCATACCCGCAAAGCTTTTGGATAACCCCTATCTCTACGAGCAAGGAGACTACGAAGCAATGTTGCTTTCCTTGCCGGAAGTTCAACGCAAACAGTTGTTGGAAGGCTCTTGGGATATAGCAGAAGGCGCAGCCTTTTCAGAATTTGACAGGACGACACATGTTGTTGAACCATTTGAAATACCAAATACATGGCGCAAATTTAGGGCTTGCGATTACGGTTATTCCTCTGCTACCGGCGTTCTTTGGTTCGCTGTAGACCCTACAGACGAAACGCTTTTAATTTACAGGGAACTGTATGTTAGCAAAGTCCCTGCTAAAGAACTCGCACATATGGTGCTCGACTTAGAGCAGGAGGAGGCCATTCACTACGGAGTGCTCGACTCTTCTCTTTGGCATAAGCGGGGAGACACAGGGCCGAGCCTTGCCGAGCAAATGATTGTTGAAGGATGTAGGTGGCGTCCTTCTGACAGAAGCCGTGGTAGTCGCGTAGCAGGTAAAAACGAACTGCACCGTCGCCTCCGTGTAGATGAGTATACTGGCAGACCCGGAATTGAAATATTCAGTAATTGCACTAACCTAATCGCACAATTACCCGCCCTTCCTTTGGATAAGACAAATCCAGAGGACGTCAACACAAAAGTAGAAGACCACCTATATGATGCTCTAAGATACGGCATTATGTCTCGTCCGCAATCTCGTTCAGTATTTGATTACCCTTCGCAGGTACCAATACAACGATGGCAACCAGCGGACTCTAGCTTTGGATATTAATTATGGCTGAAGAAGACCTCATGGAAGCATTTGCATTTGAGCCTAAGTCAGGCTCAGAGCAACTTGCTGAATACATCAAAGAAAAGTTTGATTCCGTCGAGTCAAGCAGACAGGAAGAAGAAGAACGCTGGCTGGAAGCTTATCGACAGTATCGCGGTCTCTACGGTCCTGAAACGCAATTTACTTCTTCTGAAAAGTCTCAAGTCTTTATTAAAATTACCAAGACTAAAGTTCTTGCTGCGTACGGCCAAATCATTGATGTCTTGTTTGCTGGTCAGCGGTTTCCTCTTGGAGTTGATTCCACTCGTATCCCCGAGGGCGTAGAAGAGTCTGTTCATTTTGACCCAAAAGACCCTCAAAATGCAATCGAAAAGCTAGAAAAAACATATGGCTTTTCAGGAGATGGTCGAGAACTTCCTCCGGGTGCTACCGCACAGATGATGGAGGAGATGAGCCTTGGTCCCCTCATCAATGAGTTAAACGAGATTGAGGACAAGCTTCGCCCGGGCTACGGCAAAACTGCAACCTCCCAGACCTACCACCCTGCCGAAGAAGCGGCGAAGCGGATGGAAAAGAAAATCCTCGACCAACTTGAGGAGTCCAGCGCATCAAAGCACCTCCGCCATACTGCGTTTGAGATGGCTTTGTTCGGTACAGGCATCCTTAAAGGTCCGTTTGCAATCGACAAGGAATACGCTAACTGGGATGAAGAGGGTAATTACGACCCCGTTATTAAGACTGTACCCAAGGTTGAGAATGTTTCCATCTGGAACTTCTACCCTGACTCCGATGCTAAGAACATGGATGAGTGCGAATTCGTCATTCAGCGCCACCGGATGAGTCACTCCGATATGCGAGGGCTGAAGAAACGTCCATACTTCCGTGCAGACGCTATTGACTCCACTATTGAAATGGGCACGAACTATGTCCGTAAGTGGTGGGAGACCGACTTAGAAGATTACCGTAATACCTACGATGTCGACCGCTTTGAAATCTTTGAGTTTTGGGGCAACATTGACAGGACAGCCGCAGAAGAAGCCGGACTTGAAGTTCCTGCTGACCTAAGGAACGTAGACACCCTGCAGGTTAATTGCTGGGCGTGCCACAACCAAGTGCTCCGTCTCGTAATCAACCCGTTCACTCCGAAGCGCATCCCGTACTTTGCTGCGCCATATGAACTGAATCCCTACAGCTTCTTCGGCGTAGGACTTGCTGAGAACATGACGGATACACAACAGCTGATGAACGGCTTTATGCGCATGGCTGTTGATAATGCTGTCCTGTCAGGCAACCTTATCTTTGAGATTGACGAGACTAATCTAGTGCCGGGGCAAGACCTTGAGTTATACCCCGGTAAAGTATTCCGTCGCCAAGGCGGAGCACCTGGGCAGGCGCTGTTCGGTACTAAGTACCCTAACGTCAGTACCGAGAACATGATGATGTTCGACAAGGCACGTCAGCTTGCTGATGATGCTACTGGTATCCCGTCATACTCGCATGGTCAGACAGGAGTGCAGGGCACTGGCCGTACCGCCGCTGGTATCTCTATGCTCATGGGTGCCGCTCAGCTTAGCGTTAAAGGTGTGGTCAAGAACATTGACGACTACTTGCTCCAACCACTTGGTGAAGCGTTCTATGCGTTCAATATGCAGTTCGACTTCGACCCAGAGGCGAGGGGCGACCTAGAGGTCAAGGCGCGTGGTACAGAAAGTCTGATGAAGAATGAGGTACGCTCCCAGCGTCTACTCCAGCTTCTGAACATTGCTGGTAACCCGAACCTTGCTTCGTTTGTTAAGTTCCCTGTTGTTCTACGCGAACTGGCGCAAGCAATGGATTTGGATGCTGAAAAGCTTATCAATGATGAGCGCGAAGCGTTCCGCCAAGCCGAAATCATTCGTGCGGCTGGAGGAGGACAAGAAGCCCCTCCCGCCCAAGGAATGAGTCCTATGGACATGTCCGGCGGCGGCGGAGGTAACATAGGTGTAGGTGGGGCAGCAGTACCTGGTGAACAGGGGTTTAGCGCCGCTCAGGAGCCTGCACAGCAGCCTTCCGGTGACGCGCAAGCACAACTAGCTAGTATCCTTGGAGGGCTTCAGTGACCCCTGAAATCGCCAAGAAACTACTACCGCTTGTAAATACTAAGCGTACAGTTGATTTGATGGAAGTGTACGCGGATGCACGTATTGCTGAAGCGCATAAGATTATGGAGCAATCGGATGATTTGCGGGTTATCCAGATGGCGCAGGGGGCAATCAAAGAACTGCGCCGGTTCAAGACGCTTCGTGATGAAGTAATTAAGCGAGCAGAAGATGGCTGATAAGGTTGGCAAAAAGACTGAACTCGTAACAAACTACGGACGTCCCGTTTATGAGACGGAAGACGGCTCGCGAGTGTCAGAAATTTCTGACACTTTTAAATACAAGGGCAAGATAATCAACATTCCCACCATTCATGGGGGACGGCAGTATAGTCAGAACGAATTAATTGATATGCTTGATGCAAACGATATCAAACCGACAAGCACACATAGCACATTCGAAGAAGCTGAAAAAGCAGCGCGAGAGCGTAGCGATAATATGACGATGCGTAAGGGCAAGGCCTCAGGAGGAGTAATGATGGCACAACAAGGGCAGACAACTTTGCCAATGACACAGGCAACATCCGCCCCACAAGGCGGTGGACCAAAGGCGGCTAATCCCGCAGCTGTTAACCCATTGGTAGCACCTCAACAGCAATCAGCGCGACCAGGTGAAGTAGACCCACGCGATGGTGCTGTCCAAGAGGTTGCCGCAGAAATGCAGAAAAAGAACGCTCCTCCACAACCTGCAATCCAACAAGTTGGGCAAGAGATGGTTATGCCTACTCCTCCTGCTCAGCCACAGACTGGGGGTTTGGCTGCACCAGCACAACCACCGGCCGTTCCCATGATGGCAAAAGGCGGCATGAAAGATGACGCGCCCGAAGGGCTTGCTGTCATGATTGGCCTCGGTGCGCCAACCTCCTCCTATGAAGAAGCTGCCGAAGGTAATCCTCCCCCCGGTGCTACGAAAGAAGAAGTTGCTGACGACCAGCTTGTCTTGCTCAGCGAAGGAGAACTTGTTGTTCCTGCTAACGTTGTTCGTTATCACGGTCTGGGCACTTATGAAGGTATGCGTCGTGAGGCTCTTATGGGGCTGCAAGGCATGGAACAGAATGGCCAGATTGAATATGTCAGCGGCGGCGCAGAAAAAGCCGACCCCATTGACGATAATGGCGGACTTGTAAAGGCACAGGCTGGTACTACGCTTATGGACCCCGACCCATTTAAACCAAGA